CATCATCGTCTCCACCCCACACGGGATGAATCACTTCTACCGCATGTGGTATGATGCGGAGAAGGGAAGAAATGAATATGTTCCTACAGATGTTCACTGGAGTGAAGTTCCAGGAAGAGATGAGGAATGGAAAGAACAAACAATCAAGAACACATCTGAACAACAGTTTAAGATTGAGTTTGAGTGCGAGTTTCTTGGTTCAATAGATACACTAATTGCTGCCAGTAAACTTAAGTCTTTAGTTTATGAGCAACCAATTGAAAAGAATTCAAGTTGTGACATCTATGAAAGACCTAGAAATAAACATGATTACGTTGTTACTGTTGATGTTGCACGGGGTGTTGGTAATGACTACTCTGCTTTTGTTGTTATTGACATAACTACTTTTCCACACAAAGTAGTTGCAAAGTATAGAGACAACACAATTAAACCAATGTTGTTTCCAAGTGTCATTTATGAAGTTGCAAAGAATTATAATGAAGCATTTATTCTTTGTGAGGTCAATGATGTTGGAGATCAAGTCGCATCAATCTTACAATATGACTTAGAGTATCAAAATCTTCTTATGTGTTCAATGAGAGGAAGGGCGGGTCAGATTGTTGGTCAAGGATTCTCAGGAAACAAAACACAACTTGGAGTGAAGATGTCCAAGACTGTGAAGAAGGTTGGTTCACTCAATCTCAAAACAATGGTTGAAGAGAATAAACTTTTATTCTGTGACATTGACATTATTTCTGAATTGACAACATTCATCTCTAAGAGTAATTCTTTTGAAGCAGAAGAGGGATGTAATGATGACTTAGCAATGTGTTTGGTCATTTATGCTTGGTTGGTTGCACAAGATTACTTTAGAGAACTGACAGATCAAGATGTAAGAAAAAGACTTTATGAAGAACAGAAGAATCAGATTGAACAAGATATGGCTCCTTTTGGGTTCATCTCTGATGGTTTGGATGATACTACTTTTGTTGATAATCAAGGTGATAGATGGTATGACGCAAAATCTAATATGCTCGATGAGTATGGAAATACCGCAGGTGGTTGGGAGTTGTGGAATTACTGATGGATATAGATGAACAAATTACTCTTGGACATTTATTATTAACTGATAGAAAGTGTCGTGTTTGTGGTGAAACCAAAAACCTGATTGAGAGTTTCTATAGAACAAGAAAGAAGAGAGGACCAGTTGCTTCCTCTTATTCTTATGAATGTAAAGAGTGCACTATTGAAAGAATATTAGCAAACAGAAAATCAGATAATAGGTGGGAGTATCCAGATTGGTAGTTTTCCTACCATGTTTCCCCTGTGAAAAGTGACTTTTTCCTAAATATTTTACAGATAAACTGAGAAATTAAAGGAGAAAAACATGGCGACTCCTCAATTATCTCCTGGTGTATTAATCAGGGAAGTTGATTTAACAGTCGGAAGAGCCGAAAACGTCCTTGATAACATCGGTGCTATTGCGGGTCCCTTCTCTATTGGACCAGTTGATGAACCAATTCAAATCGACACCCAACAGCAACTGATCAATACATTCGGACAACCTCTTTCTACAGATCGTCAGTATGAATACTGGATGACCGCAAGTTCTTTCTTGAGCTATGGTGGAGTCATCAAAGTTGTAAGAACAGATGGTGACAATCTCAATAATGCTAATGCTGGTGTAGGAATTGCATCAACCGCATCTTTGAAGATTAATAATCAGGATGATTACGAACTCAATCACACCACCGACACCACATTCTACTGGGCTGGAAGAAACCCTGGTAGATGGGCAAACACACTGAAAGTTTGTGTTATTGACAACCTTGCAGACCAAGTTATTGGTATTTCAACTACCAACCCTGGGGCCGCTGGTGCACAGGTTGGACAAGGTGTCACGACTCCACTTGCAAGTGTTGTTCTTCCTGGTGCTGGAACAACATCATCATTTGATGGTTACCTGAAAGGAATCATTACTGGTGTTTCAACAGATGCCGTTAATGGAAACAGCACATTCAATGTGACCATTACCTCCAGAGTTTCTACTGGTGGAACTGAATATCCTTTGACTTACGCACAAAGTGATCCTTCCAAGTCAATTGAAATTAGTGACTCACTAACATTCATGAACAGTTCTGGTATTTCAACTGGAAGTGGTTCTTACACTGCTGCAACTGTTGATGACTGGTATGAGCAACAGACTCTTGGATTGACTAACTCCACTGTTTATTGGAGATCTTTGGCACCAAAACCTGTTAGCAATAATTATGTCTCAAGTAGAAATGGTAGGGGTGACTCACTTCATGTTGCAATTGTTGATGACACTGGATCAGTAACTGGTGTTCAAGGTAATATCCTTGAGAAGTTCCTTTTCCTTTCTAAAGCATCTGATGCTACTGCAGATGCAGACAACCCAACAAAAGTTTACTACAAAGACTTTATTGCGAACAATTCCCAATATGCCTTTGCTGGTTACAATCCTTCCAATGCAAAGGATGGCCATTGGGGAACTTCACCAACTGCAGTTGGATTTTCTACTGACTTTGTTCCAATCACTACTTCAGATGGTCTCTGGGGTCAAGAGGCTCAAGATGTAACCTTCAGTTCTATTGGTAATATTTCTTACACCCTTGGTGGTGGACAAGATTATCAAGCTGGTGGTGGTATGGCCGCTACACTTGGTGACCTGAATACATCTTACAGATTGTTCTCAAACAAAGATGAGATTGAAGTTGATTATTTAATCATGGGTCCTGGACTCCTGAATGAATATGAGTCACAAGCAAAAGCAAACCTTCTGATTTCACTTGCAGAAGGAAGAAAGGATTGTGTTGCAACAATTTCTCCACATAGAGATAATCTTGTTAATGTCTCAAACACCACAACTCAAACTAATAATTTGTTGAGGTTCTTCTCACCATTAACTTCTTCATCTTATGCAGTGTTTGATTCTGGATATAAGTATGTGTTTGATAGATTCAATAATGAGTTCCGTTACATTCCTTGTAATGGTGATATTGCAGGACTGATGGTAAGAACAAATATTGTTGCTTATCCTTGGTTCTCACCTGCTGGTGTCCAGAGAGGATCAATTAATGAAGCAATTAAACTTGCATACAATCCAAATAAATCTGAAAGAGATCTTCTTTATGGTGCAAGAGTAAACTCAATTATTAACCAGAGAGGATCTGGTGTGATTCTGTTTGGTGATAAGACAGCTCTTGGTTATTCTTCTGCCTTTGACAGAATTAACGTAAGAAGACTGTTCCTCACCGTTGAACAAGCACTTGAGGGTGCAGCAAACTCTCAACTGTTTGAGCTGAATGATGTTAACACAAGATCAAACTTTGTTAACATTGTTGAGCCTTACCTGAGAGATGTTCAGGCTAAGAGAGGTGTTTATGACTTCCTCGTTGTTTGTGATGAAACTAACAACACCCCTGATGTCATTGATAACAATGAATTCAGAGCAGACATCTTCCTGAAACCAACCAAGTCGATTAACTACATCACACTTACATTTGTGGCTACTCGAACTGGTGTTGATTTCCAAGAAGTCGTTGGTACTGTTTGATTTTATTAATAATAAACTAGGAGGAAACAACAATGGAAACAAGAACCTTATCTCAATTTAAGTCAAAACTGGCGGGTGGTGGTGCCCGCCCCAATCTATTTGAAGTCTCTATTCCTTCATTCCCTTCAGGCGTTGATGATGCTTGGGGTTCTGGAGATGATGCAGAGAATGGAACATTTAAGTTCCTTTGTAAGGCAGCCCAGTTGCCTGCATCAACTGTTGCATCAGTTGCAGTTCCCTTCAGAGGTAGAAATCTGAAAGTTGCAGGAGACAGAACCTTTGAAGATTGGACTGTTAGCGTCATCAATGATGAAGATTTCAAACTCAGAACTGCGTTTGAAAGATGGGCAAATGCCATGAGCAAACTGACTGATGCTACTGGTATTTCCAATCCAACTTCATATATGACTGATGCTTATGTTCAACAACTTGGACGTGGTGCTACTCAGTTCTCTACATCCAATGAAGGTGGAGAGTCTGTCATTCTTAGAACTTATAAGTTCTACGATATCTGGCCAAATAGCGTCAGTCAAATTCAACTCGGATATGATCAAGGTGGAGACACAGTTGAGCAGTTTGAAGTTACCTTCTCTGTTCAGTACTTCACTGTTGGTGATTCACTTCAATCTTCTGGCGGTAACGCTGGAGAGGTTCAGATTAATTGATAAATAACTAGAACAGAAGTTTCTAGTCAATCATAATGGCGAGATTATTTGGATTCTCAATTGAAGATACTGACAAGACCCCACCTGGTGTAGTTAGTCCAGTCCCACCTAATAACAATGATGGGACTGAACACTACATTAGTTCGGGGTTTTATGGTTCGTACTTAGACATCGAAGGTGTTTATAAAAACGAAAACGACCTAATCCGTCGTTACCGTACAATGGCCCTCTATCCTGAATGTGATAGTGCCATTGAAGATATTGTCAATGAAGCAATTGTTTCAGACACAAATGATTCCCCTGTTCAGCTTGAATTATCAAATCTGAATGCAAGTGATGGAATCAAAAAAATTATTAGAGAAGAGTTTAAATACATTCTTGAGCTTTTGGATTTTGACAAAAAGGCTCATGAAATTTTTAGAAATTGGTATATTGATGGAAGACTTTATTATAATAAAGTTATTGACCAAAAAAGACCACAGGATGGTATTCAAGAGCTGAGATATATTGACGCAGCCAAAATGCGTTATATTCGTCAGGTTAAAAAAAGAGGAAGAGATAGTGTTCAATCTATTGAAAGGAACATTGGAGATTCTGATCCATCAAAATATAACTTCCCTGACATAGAAGAGTATTTTGTTTATACACCTGGTGGAAGTGCAGTTGGTGGAATCACCAACATGTATTCTGGTGGTGCAACCAAATCAATCAGAATGACTCGTGACTCTGTCACCTATTGTACTTCTGGTTTGGTAGATAGAAACAAAGGATCAACACTTTCCTGGTTGCATAAAGCAATCAAACCTCTCAATCAGTTGATGATGATTGAGGATTCTCTTGTCATCTATCGTTTGTCAAGGGCACCAGAAAGAAGAATCTTCTACATTGATGTTGGTAATCTTCCTAAGATGAAGGCAGAACAATATCTGCGTGATGTCATGATGCGTTATAGGAACAAGTTGGTATATGATGCAAACACTGGTGAGATTCGTGATGATAAGAAATTTATGTCAATGATGGAAGACTTCTGGCTTCCTAGAAGAGAAGGTGGTAGAGGAACTGAAATCACAACTCTTCCTGGTGGTCAGAATCTTGGTGAAATCACTGACATCAACTATTTCCAGAAGAAACTCTATAGATCACTGAATGTTCCTGAGACAAGAGTTGAAGGAGAAGGTGGTTTCTCATTGGGTCGTTCTTCTGAAATCCTGAGAGACGAAGTCAAGTTCTCCAAGTTTGTTGGAAGAATGAGGAAGAGATTCTCTGACATGTTTAGTGACATGTTGAAAACTCAACTTCTTTTGAAGAATGTTGTCACTCCTGAAGATTGGGAAAGGATGTCAGATCATATTCAATATGATTTCCTCTATGACAATCACTTTGCAGAACTGAAAGACGCAGAACTCCTTCAAAATAGATTACAACTTGCAGAACAGGCATCACCTTATGTTGGTAAATATTATTCTCAAGATTATGTAAGAAGACATGTTCTGAGACAAACAGACACTGAAATTCTTGAGCAAGATGCATTAATTGAAAAAGAAATTGAAGAGGGTGTAATTCCTGATCCTAATGCACCTGCAGAAATGCCACCAGAAATGCCTGGTCAACCTGGTGCAGTTCCAACACCAGATGCAATGTCTGCACCAACATCACCTAAAGATCCTGAAGCTCCAGAAACTCCTGAGGGTGGTGTCATCTAAATAATAAAAAATCATTTCTTTACGACATGGATGAATTAATGGATATGATGGCGACTGATGAATCGCCATCTCAAATCAGTGACAAAATCAAAGACATCTTATTTGCAAAGTCTGCAGAAAAAATTGATGCATTCAGACCACATGTTGCAGCATCAGTTTTTGAAGATCCTTTTGCAGAAACAGATGAAGTTGAAACTGAAGCAGAACTTGAGGTAGAAGTTGATGATGATGCAGAAGAAGAAGACTGATAAATAAGTTCTATAGACATTGTAATCTAAAATAATGGCTCACAAACCAGTTGGAATTAATTCGGTGCTCAGTACAAGTGGAACTTCTGCTAAAACTGGTGCCATCTCTCAACAAACAGACACATTGAGAATTGCTGCTGTTAGTGCGGGTATTCATGTTGCAATTGGTACTGAACCAACTGCAACATCTTCTAATTATTATATTGCAGCTGGAACACAAGAGTCCATTGCAATTGGTCAACCCTCTTCTCAAAGAGTTGTTGGGTTTTCAACTGGTTCGTCAACCTTAATTGATTTCCCAGAAGGAACTGGATCACCTTTCGCGGTTGGTGATGCAGTCACACTTTCTGCACCTGGTCAAAGTGCATTTGATTTTACTCATCAAGTTGTTACTGATGTGAACAACACATCTGACATTAATGGGTATTTCAGTACAAGAATTACTGTTGATTATGATTCAAGTTCAGTGTCTGGTACGTTCAATCCAAACCGTGGAGCAGAACTGAGACGTTCAATCAAAGTTGCTGCAATAACAGATACAGGAACTGGAACCGCTAACATTCAACAAGTACAAATCTCAGGAGCAGGTTGATGAAACTTATTAGAGAAGAAATCGAAACAGTTGAGTTTCTTGTCGAACAAAAGAACGGCAAGAAATCCATGTATATTGAAGGAGTTTTCCTTCA